ATTTGCATTTGTTAAAATTACTTATGTGGTAATAGCAGTGCAAGCTGGAACAGAAGTATTACCTGCTATTTTGGAGGCATGGGATTCTGAAAGTCAAACTATTTTTGCTGCTATAATTAGCTTCTGGTTTGGGAATCGTTTATTTAAAGCGAGGAATAAATAATGGCTGGTGGAGCATCTTTTAAAAAGCATCCAGAGGGAGCTATGTCTCCCTTGTTCCCTTTTGGTCCGATGATGATGCATGCTAAACTTCCTATGGATTTAGTTAGAAGATTAAATAAATATACTAACAAGACTATAAAGGATGAAAAGAAAGCTAAACAGTTAGATCATTCTGACCATCTTGTAGGTAAACTTAAACAAGAATTTTTAATTGATCATACAGAGTTAAATAAACACACTGATACTTTTAATCAAATTATAGCTAATTTTGTTTCAACAGAGTTGGCTAGACATTTTAAACAGATGTCAGAAGGTACAGGTTTTTCTATAAATTATAAATCTGCTTGGATTGTAAGACAATTTGCAGGTGAGTTTAATCCTGCACATATACATACAGAATGTGACTTGTCCTGTGTAGGGTATCTAAAACTACCGCCTGAGATAGATAAGGAGTGGGAAGAAGATTACAAAGATCATTATCCTTGTAAAGGTCATATAGAATTTTTACATGGCTCTTCTGGAAAAATGCATACGCACACTTTTCTTGTTAAACCTAGTGTTGGAGATTTTTTTGTATTTCCTTCTGATTTAATTCATATGGTTTATCCTTTTTATTCTGATGGTGAGAGACGATCTTTTAGTATGAACATGAGTATTGTTCAACAGAAAATTGATGAAAATGGACAACCTACAGAAGTTATAAGAGACAATAAAGAAGACCTAAGTCATAGAGCTAATAAATGGGAGCTTGACCCTTTAGGTAAATAGTAATATAATGTTCCAACCTTTTTAGGAGATAAATATGGAGCCACAGATAATAGCACTACTTTTAAGTAGGGAAAACTTTGAAAAGGCAAAAGCCTTAGTTACCAAAGATATGTTTGATAAGAAATACAAAACTATCTTTGATGCGATAATGCACTACCATACCAAGTATGAGGGAGACTTATCGAAAGACAATTTATATTTAGTACATAGGAATTTATATCCTGCCATGCCAGATTCTACCAGAGAAGCTGTAGAAGAGGCTATAAAAAACATACCTGAAGATGTTGATGGTGATCCTCAGTTTGTACTAGATACGCTGACTGAGTTTTGGCGTAGAGAGATGGCTCGTAAGGTAGGAGAAACAGCAATAGACATTTGGAATGGTGAGTCTACAAACTTTGGTGACTTACGCCAGATGGTAGATCAAATAATAAATCAGGATTCTGCTACAGGCATACTGTCAATGCAGAGAGAAGAAACAGATGTAGAGACATTATTTCAGGAGTTTGACGAAGACCCTGATTTTCCTTTTCCATTAACAACACTACATGATGAAGTATCAGGAACCTATAGAGGCAATCTAGGGATTATTTTTGCTCGCCCTGAAAGTGGTAAGTCATCTTTCTGTGCTTTCCTATCTGCAGAAGCAATACGCAAAGGGCATAGGGTTGGTTATATAATGAATGAAGAGACAGCTAAAAGAATGAAAGCTAGAATATTAACTGCCTACTTTAATGTCCACAAGGATAACTATGAAGATAGTCTACCTGAGATGAAAGAAGTATACAAAAGAGAGATAGAAGAAAATCTATACATTATGGATTCTGTAGGCTCAGACATAGCAGAGATAGATCAGTTTGCAAAATTAAATAAAATTGATATATTGTTTGTTGATCAGTTAGACAAGGTTAAGATAGGTGGGGAGTTTAGCAGAGGTGATGAGAGATTGAAAGAGTTATATGTAAACGCCAGAGAGATAGCTAAAAGAAATTTTTGTATGGTGTGGGCTGTATCGCAAGCTAGCTATGATGCTCATGGTAGGCAATTACTAGACTTTGCTATGCTTGATGGTTCTAAGACAGGGAAAGCTGGAGAAGCAGATATTATTATAGGTATAGGTAAAAATCCTGGCGAAGATGATGATACTAGATTTTTAAATGTATCTAAGAATAAGATATCAGGTTGGCATGGTCATGTTGTTTGTGAGATAGATAAATTAACAGGGAGGTACTACGAATGATTTTAACATTAGATGTAGAGACTACCTTTATAAAAACAGACAAAGGCTCTGATCCTTCTCCTTACACAGAGGGCAATCAGTTAGTGTCAGTGGGATTTAAAGAAGATGATAAGCCTGTCGAGTATGTATGGTTTTACCATGCAGATAGACAACCTACAGAGAACAACATGAAGATAGTACAAGACGCACTAGATAGAGCAGACGTTTTACTAGGTCACAATATTAAATTTGATTTACAATGGTTGTTTGCTTCTGGTTTTAAATACAGTGGTGCAGTTTATGATACTATGGTTTTTGATTATGTTTGGGCAAGAGGAGTCAAGGTGCCTTTAAGTCTTGATGAATGTTGTCGTAGACATCAAACAACTACAAAAAAGAAAAAAGGTATATTGGAAAAGTACTTGCAAGATGGTATGGGATTTGATATAATACCACATGAAATAGTAGAAGAATATGGAATAGCTGATGTGCAGTCTACCTATGAGGTAGCTTTAAGTCAGTCAAAACAAGAGGGTAAAAGCATTGAGCAAATTGCAGCCTACACTGTACCTGTCTTTTGAGGTAACAAGAGTCTTAGCAGAAATGGAGAAGGATGGTATCAAGATAGATCGCCAAGCCTTAAACAAAGTTAAGCATGAGTATACTTTAGAAGCTAATGAGTTAGAGAAATATCTTAATGAAGAGATTAAGAGAGTTATGGGTGATACACCTATTAATCTTGCTAGTCCAGAAGATAGATCAAAACTACTATTTAGTAGAGGTGTTAAGAACAAGAAGACTTGGGCACAGACATTTAATCTTGGCTATGAAGTAAGAGGTAATACAAGAAAACCTAAACGCAGAACACCTATGTCAGATGCACAATTTAAAAGAGCAGTAGCTAGTAATGTTATAATACAATACAGAACAGAGGCTACTAGATGTAATGTTTGTAATGGCTATGGGAGAGTGTCTAGGAAAAGAAAAGACGGCACATGGGGTAAAGCTAGGTATATATGTAAGTCTTGTGGTGGTGTAGGTATAAAATACATGCCTACTAATGAGGTGGCAGGATTTAAGTTAGCACCTATAAGTGTGATGTCTTGTAGTACTCAAGGATTTAAAACAGATGCAGATGCTTTATCGCTATATAGGGAAAGAGGTAATGAACAGGCATTTATTTTTATAGAACGTTATCTAAGGTTTAATGCTATAAAAACCTACCTTAAAACTTTTGTAGAAGGTATAGAAAAGAATTTAGATTATAGTGATCGTATTCATCCTCAGTTTATGCAGTGTGTAACAAGCACTGGTCGTTTGTCATCTAGGAGTCCTAACTTTCAGAACATGCCTAGAGGTAAAACATTCCCAGTTCGTAGAGCTGTAGTGTCTAGATTTGAAGGGGGGCATATCCTAGAGGGCGATTATGCTCAACTAGAATACAGAGTAGCAGGTTATCTTAGTCAAGATAAGCATGTTTATGAAAATGTCAAGGGTGGTGTAGATGTTCACAACTTGACAGCTACGATAATAACTGGTAAAGAGAAAGATGAAATAACAAAAGAGGAAAGGCAAAACGCAAAAGCACACACCTTTGCTCCTTTATATGGTGCTACAGGTATGGGTTTACCTGAGCATGTACATAGATACTATTCTGAGTTTACAGACATATATCCTCAGATAGGAGAATGGCATTTGGATTTAGCTAAACAAGCATTGAAATATAAGGTTGTGACTCTTCCGTCAGGTAGGGAATACAGATTTCCCTATGTAAGAAGAACAGCCAGAGGAATTACTCATGGAACGAGTGTAAAGAATTATCCTGTACAGGGTTTTGCTACAGCAGATTTACTTCCGTCTGCACTTGTTGAAACCTTTAGGGCATTTAAGAAAAACAATTTTAAATCCCTACTTTGTAATACAGTACATGATAGTATAGTAGTGGATGTACATCCTGAGGAACAGGATCAAGTAATTGATGTTGTCAAAGAGTGTATGCTTTCCATACCCCAGCAAGCCAAGAGAAGATGGGGAATAGAGTATGATATGCCAGTAGGCATTGAAATCAAAATCGGAAGCAACTGGTTAGATACTGAAGAAATATTTTCAAATTAATGCTTGCATTACTTTAATATCTACTATATAATAGTGTTAAGTCAACTCATAAGGAGTAATAATATGACACAATTAGCGACAAACGAAAACTCAGACCTCGTAATTCCAGAAAATCTGGATAAAGTGTCTGCAGACCAACTAGCAGAATTGATTGGTCAAAGAGAAGATAAGCCTCAAGGCGGAGATTCTTTAGCTAGACTATCAATTAATCATGCACCTGAAGATGATGAGGGTAACACCTTACCTAGAGGACAGTTTGCTTTATACAATCCTGAAACAAAGGAGAAAGTATTTGGTAAAGATGTTAACTTTAGGATTTTTATCAGAAGGTTTATGTATAGCTTATGGGATAATGAGCAGGGTGCATACTCAGTTCGCACTACGCAACAAGCCAAGCTCAACGATCAATTTCCTGATACAGAGGGGGGCTTTAAATGTGGTAAGCTTACCAAAAATGAAATTACGGAAATTGGTGTAGACAGCCCAGAAGCTGCTGCTTCAGCACTTGTTAAATGTAATCAAGTTCTGTATGGTCTAGTAACAATAGCAGATGGCAAAACTGCTACTGGTGAAGATAGTCCA